CCTGCATCAAACATGCGAACAAGAGCGTAATAACGTAGAGTATACGTTGTATCAGCTGCAGGATATAGAAATAGTGTTGGGTTTATCGTACGCTCAAAATAGTATTGAGTTGGTCTTCCGCTGGTTGTTTTAACGGCATAATTTAAATAAGTAGATCTACTAATAGAAGTAGCGCTAAAATCATTATTGCTGCTGTCTCTTATAACAACATCTGTAATATCTACAATTTGCTGTGAATCATTTGCACCTGATCCAAATAAATTTGTTCCTGTTAAACTAGTTGTAGTAGCAGCTAATGTTTTTTCTTGTAATTGAATAGTCCAAAGATTTAATCCTCTGTTTGCCCATTCAGCTAACATGAGATTAAGAGAACGCCTTGCAGTTTGCAAATCGTATCCGCTACGAACTTGCAAACCACATCGTTCATATGCCTCCTCTGCTATCTCATCAATAGATAAATCAAAGCTAGCTGTAGATGCATATGTTGGCATTATCTTCTACCTTTTTTCTTTACAGATTTTTTCTTAGTTTTTCTTCTGGTGCTATTTCCACCCTTCATTTTAGGTTTCATCATAGTGCCCATTCCGCCCATCATTTTGGTTTCCATACCTCCACGCATCTTGGTTTTCATACCTCCACGCATTTTAGTTTTCATACCACCAGCAGATTTTTTCTTTGTGCGCATTCCGCCCATTGCAGATTTTTTCTTCATAGAGATCTCCTTATTTTATTATAAGTTTTATATCGCGATTTAACCACCTCATTGTAGTATTCTTTTGGCCACCCATCATAATAGCCAGCCTTGTGTAATTTATCAGAAGCTTCCTGTAATTGCGAGAACTTTTGTATAAGCATCATAGAATACTCCAACTCTCCATCATATGACTCATCGGGTCCAGGATCTACCAAAAAAGCATGTTCTTCTAAAGTTGGTGTGCCTCTAGGATGAAAACCCATAAAATATATATCTTTGCGATTATACCAAAAATTATAAGAGTCTATAATTCCTTGAAAATCGTCTATGGTATAACTAAAATATGGATCACAAAAAATTAATATTTCGTGTTTATTTAAATTTAATTTTAGTAAATGGCTATTAAGCTCTGTCTTATACCATTTATTTTTTTGTTTAATTTTAATTAGAACTTTTTTATCTGCCCAAGTTTTTTTAGCAAAAGGACAAGCAGGCATGCCATTTAAATGTTGATTAGGAACTTCTAGATTTAATCTAGACCATTTACGAACATCATCTTTTATTTGCTTTTCTGATGGCATCTTTTCCTTTTTTAAATATGGCTGCAACTTTTGATTTGCCCATTACTTTAGCGCGTTGCTCACCGACAGTTAGTATTTGAATTTTTCTAGCAAAAGGTTTCTTAACTTTCTTAACTTTTGCCACTGTCTTTCGAGCATCAGTAGGAGTAGCAAACTTGATAGATACAGTATCGCGTGGATTCTCATCCGTGTAAAGTCTCCTGC